TGTCGTTCCACAAAGAACTGCTTGAAGTTACACTAATGTCGTCTTCAACAAACCCACTTGGCGAAGCTGTAAACACTTGAATTTTAGTAGGATGTGTTGCATAGCTTCCTGTTCCATTAACATTGTATGCTCTAAATTTAATTGTTTCAACAGCATACACACTAGAACTTGTTAGTGCTACACTTACATTGCCAATTGCATACGCTGATCCTGATGTTTTGCCAGTGTCTGCAATTGGAATACCACCTGACAAATATGTACTTGACCCGTCGAGTTGTGCATATGTTTTATACTGTGTTGACACCACCGAGCTACTGGTTGATTCGTCGTTTGTACCTGAAGCAATTTCAAATGGTGTTGTAGTATTGCGGTATGTTTGCCCAATCCAATTGTATATTTCAGTGCCGGACAAATTAACAGTTGGGCTACCGGTGTTGTAGTAAGGAACACCTGAAATATATCTATAAGATCCAGCTGTTCCTTCTGTGAGTGTAGCACTTGACAAGTCAACAGTTGGCGATGATGTTACATCGTCTTTGACAAATTCGATAGTATTTGTGTTTCCTGTTGTGCTGTGACTGATCAAGTAGTCGCTTATACCTACAGGAATAGCCGATGCTGTGATACCAACTCTTGTTGTAAAGCCTTTATACAAATCTGGTGTGTAAATTGATGATGCAAACGATGTACTGCTACCTGATGAGGTCAACAGGTTATAGTCTGATTCGGCTGCAACCACCAAGTACCCGTATGTTCCTGATTGGTCTCCAGATGCTAATGTAACATTACCGCTCTCTGTGCCGTTAAAGTATGCTTCGAGTGTTCCAGCATCGCCGTTATATGCATATGTAGATGTGGTTGTACTGCTTAATGTTCCCGATGTGCTTGTTGTACGACTTATACTGTCACCTGCACTCAACCCTGTACCGCTGGTGTTATCTGTTGCACTTGCTGCCAAAAGTGGGCTTGATCCTGTGCTACCGCTAAAGCTAATAGTTTTTGTGCTGAGTCCATTTGGTGCGGAAATATCAGGATCATAAACTTTTAATGCTAGTGTATCACTGGTTGGAATAACGCTTGGATCAGCAGTGGTATGACTGTCAAGTGTCACTGTTATAGTTCTTGTGCCGGTTCCGCTTGACTGCCCGTCAGCATAGGTGTGGCTGATCCTGCCGCCACCAACACCACCTGGATCGCTATCTGAACCAATGCTATCGCTAGTACCGTCACCCCAGTTAATAGTGTAGGTAACGTCGGCCATTGATGTGTTTGTTGTAAAGTTCTCTAACCAAATTGCATCTCCTTCATCAACATACAAATCATTTCCTGATAGTGCTGATCCACCTGAACTTGCCCGATATAAGTTAAATGATACAACCGGGTCAGCAGTGTAGATAATAATATAATCTGATCTTGAGAATGATGCTTCTGACCCGGTGCCGGTACCGCCGTTATTAAATGCTCTTACTGTTACAGTGTAAGGCGATCCGCTGTTGTCAGTGTAGGTGTGACTTGGTGTGCTATCTGAAGTGTTATTAGAGTAATTGCCATCGCCCCAGGTAATATCATAACGGTTAGGATTTCCAACACTGGTGATTGTTAATGTAACTGTGGTTCCTTCGCCACCGTTGGTTGGACTTCCTGTAAATGTTGTACTTTTGACATAAGTGTCGTTTCTTATGTTTTCCATTGCTTCATTTAAGTCGTCAAGTGCATCAGTTACATAAGTGCCGGCAGTCCAGTCGGTTACTGATCCGTTTCCAAGATCTCCATCAGTCGGTGTTCCAATTGCAATAACATTGGCACTTGTAGTAATATTACCTTGTATGTTACCAATAACAGTTTCAAATCTACCTATGGTACCTGAAACATTTCCTGCGTCAACATTACCTGTAACAGTTAAGCTGTCAAGTGTGCCCACTGATGTGATATTAGTTTGTGCCGCTGTGGTTAATGTTCCCGACAAGTTGGTTGCATTGACATTGTTTGCTCCAACATTAGCAGTTGTAGTAACATCTCCGGTTAGACTTGCTAGGTTTCCAGTATACGTAGGTAGGTAGTTAGCTACATCGGAATTTCCGTAACTGGCAGGCAATCCTGAAATAAATGCACCGTTGCCTAGTAGATAAGTTCCTTCGATATTGCCAGTGGCTGTGACATTGCCGGTTGAAGTCAAACTTGCAACATCAACTCCAGTTTCAGTGAACACAGCAACATTGCTAGTACCATTAATACTAACATTAGCATTGCCGCTTGGCGTTTGAATTTCTATCGATGTATCACCGTTGAATATTTTGTCGCCGGCTATATTTCCTGTTAACGATGCATTTCCAGTAACACTAAGATTACCGGTAATTACCACATCAGTTGCAGTTGCAGCAATCACATTTGACGTTCCGTCAACAGATATAGTTGCACTAGTTGATGTTACTAATACATTGGTATTTGCTGATTCAATTGAGCTAACCGATAAGCCAGTAAGCCCACTACCGTTACCAATAAATGTGCTAGCAGTGACATTTCCGTTTGCTGTAATGTCTCCGGAGACCGATATGTTTGCTACATTTGATAAGCTGATATTACCAGATAAGTTACCACTAACTTCAAGGTCTTGAAAGTAACCTTGTGTAAAACTATTGTTTGCAGAACCAAGTGTGTACACACCGGGAATTGACGGAACAATACTGGCATTGGCTTGTATTACACCAATACCGTTGGGTTTTAATATTAGATTTCCGTTGGTGTTGTCTACCGAAATTTCGTTGTTGGATATGGTTATGTTTGATCCAACTGGACCTGCATTCCACACATTAGAAAAGTTGTCGTTAACTTTAGTAAATGCAGTGTACAGGCTATCACCATCTCCAGAATCTGGAGCCGAGCCGGTATTAATTGTTAGTTGATTTGCCATCCAAAACTAGTCCTACTTGTTCTAGTTATTTATGGTAAAATTAAAATTGTGAATTGCGTAGTTTTGGATTAATGTTTTCCAACAACTATTTCAATTGTGCCGTCGTGTTGATTGGTTTGTAAACTTTTTCCAATGATACAGCCAGGTTTTGCATTGTTGTTTACTCGAGCATATCCGTCAACATCGCTTACTAGAATATCTCCCTTTTCAACCGGGCCTCGAACTAGACAAGGCACACGACCGATCAATGCAAGATCACAAACATGATTGCCATCAAGTGTGCTGTTCATTATATAAGCTGGTTGAGTAGATACAACACCTGCCACACGATGACTATCGGGGGTGTTGCAGATTGTAACTTCTTCATCGCCGCCAAACTCTAAAACAGTGCCTGGTTGATAGTCTTGATCAGAAAGGTACTTTTCAGCTAAGTCAGCATATTGTGCAGATGTAGCTTTAGCAAAAATTGTGTTGAATGCAGCACCCGATGCACCGATATTACCAACTCCGTCAGTTCCGCTGTTTACAATTGCAGTAGCAGCATCGTTGGCATTTATTGCTATTACACCAGCTGTAGTTAAGTTACCACCTGTGACGTTACCTGTTGCGCTTACAACACCGGCTGTAGTTAGGTTACCGCCTGTGACGTTACCTGTGGCACCAATTGTCGTTGATGCACTAATAGCGCCGGTTATATCAAGTCCTGCAGTAGTAAACACTGCAACATTGCTTGTGCCTGTTACTGTAATATTTGCATTGCCACTTGGTGTTTGTATATCTAGAGACGTTGTTCCGTTTTGTACTCGATCTCCTAAAATGTTGCCCGAAAGACTTGCATTTCCGGTGACACTGAGATTGCCAGTAATCTCAACACCTTGGTCAGTGACTAGTGCCACAGTCGACCCACCGACATTTGCTCGAACATTGCCACCGCTTGCAATTACTTCTACCGAGCTAGTACCGTTTTCAATTTTAGTTGCATCAAGTCCTACAAACCCGGATGTAGCTTCGATACTACCAGTGACTTTTAATCCCGATGACGCCAAGTTAAACACTGTACTACCAGCAACATTACCATCAATGTTGCCACCAGACGACACAACAAACATTTCACTTGTGCCGTTAGAAATACTAGCAGCATCAATGCCCGATAATTGGCTACCGTTACCGATAAAATAGTCAGCACCGACATTTCCAGTTACCTCAAGTTCGCCTTGAACAATTAATCCATCATCAACTATAACAAAAGACGAATCATCGGATCCGATTTGATTTGTAACAATGGTGGGAGAAACTGTTTTTGGTGCTGTAAATTCATCAACTGTAAATGTGTATAGGTTTGCTGTACCGTTTATGTCAACAAATATGTCACCGTTTGGTACCGGAATACTCATTTGAGTTGTTCCGTTTAGAATAAGAGATGCACCGCCAATGTTGGCAACCACATTTGACAAATATCTACCATCACCTATAAAAAATCCATCAGCAGAAACATTGCCTGTAGCGTTTATATCTACAATGCTTAAATCGGTTACTGTGACATTTCCTGACATTTCAACATTGTCAGAATCAATATACACAGTGTCTGTTGGATTTACAGTGACAATATGGTAGTCGCCGTCAACTCTTTTATAGGTGGTCATTTATCAAAGATCCTTCTGCATATTTATTCGTTTGACAAAAGTATCTAACGGTATATGAGATAAATTTGCAAGTGTATCAAACTCTTGTATCTGATGTGTTGTTTCACCAACAACTCTAACAAAATCAACACTAGGATTGTTTGATATAACTGTAGACAACTGTTTTACCCAATTTCCGGTGTAGGTTGGCAAAGCGCCCACTGGTTTGTAATATGTAGTTCCTGCATATATGTTATTAAATTGTCCTTCGGTGTTAGGTCCCAAGTCAAACCCCAATAGATAAATTTTACGATTACTGTCATCACATGCAATACCGGCTGCAATTGGTCCACTACTATATCCAAAATACAGCTTTGGTATTTCACGAGCACCTGATTGAGGGAATGGTCGTCGTGTGTAAAATCGATTGTTTTTGCTATAACCCGATTGTTGTATTTCTTTTGCAATTTGTGCATCTGCTGCTACTAGAACTGTTACAGTGTCAGTTCTGTATATTGCATTGCACCCGTATACGTTGCCTACTTGATTTAAAGACTCAACAGAAATCGACTGTCGACTTATTCCGTTACCCAATACAAATGCTATCATAAAAAAGACCCTCCCTGTATGTAGCAGGGAAGATCTTTAGTGTTGAAATTACGATGTGTAATTTTCTGTGATAGCAATAGAAACAGTGTCTCCTTTGGTACCAGAAACAATTGCAGTTCCTTCGTCAGTAAAGAAGTTCAACAGATAGCGGTTGTCGCTGTAGTCAAGTGCCCATTTGTTTGTCAAACGCTTGACCAAAATATCAGTTGAATCATCACGGAAAATTGCAATGTTCATGTTTCCTTCACTCAAGGAACTTGTAGCTTCATTGGCCAATGTAGCAACATACTCGGTTGTAGTTGTTAGTCCATACACCAAGTATTTGGTTGAGCCTTTTTGGCGTACAATTACTGCATCTTCTTCCGACTGGCCTGTGTTTCTAGCACGACATCTGATCACAGGATATGATGCACTTGCAACGGTTTTAAGACCGCCAACAACACCAAAATATTGATCAGAGTTTAAAGTAGCCGGATATACTGCGGCAGTAAGAGATCCAACGTTGTTGAAGCCAATGTCTTTAGTTGTTGACATTTTAATTTTAAGAGGACGACCCATTTGATTTCTCCTTATAGAAGTCCGATGCGGGTTCTAGCCGCTACGCAGAGGTCTCTGCATAAAACACATCATTGTGTTGCATAGCTTTTATTTAGTCGAAAAAAGTACCAATCTGTTCAACCTTTTAAATACAAATATGAACAAGTACATGGAACCGGTGCATGT